CGCCATTATAATCGCCATGAAGTACAAATTCTGTTCGGCCTATATAACCAGAGGTTGCACAACTAGCACGTATGCCAAGTAACTCACCAAACTCCCATCCCAACTTCTGGTCTGATGTACGCAACCCGCCGATAATACCCATGCTATCAAGTTGCTGTAATTGATCGTCACCTACAAAATATCTTAGTTGCGACTTTGTTCGAATGACTACTCCGGTGAGTAATTTATCTAAGTCATAATCAACGGGTAAATCTACTAGAATTGACTGAATAGACTTAGAAATAGTCTCTAGTTCAACGTCTCCGATTTTCGCTGTTCCGGCAACTGGTCTAATACCATCTGGTGCAAGGAAAACTAAGTCACCACCAATTTCTAGAACTGAGTTTGCGGCGATACAGCCAACGTTCGAAGTAACTTGGTCAAGTATAAATCCGGCTGTTATATCGGCGGATACTTTCTTAATCGCATTGTAACCAAAAACGAATAAATTGTCTCGAAACGGTTTGAACTGTACAACGTCAAATCCTACTGGAAGTTGACCACCACCACTTGCCGCCGTGAAGTTATATGGGTCTTCTGGTGCAGAGTGAACGATAACCGCTTGAGATCCGGCATCCCCGCCAAAAAACAGATGATTTTCAAATATATCTACAAGGCTTGGTTTATTTACTAATTGATCCCCGCCCGCATCTTGCTCTGTGCCTGTTCCTGTAGAACTTAAAGAGACAAAGTTCGTACCATCGAAAATGTAACCATTATTGACGCCATCTGCGAACGCCATTTTGTTACCGTCACCAAAATTGAATGATACGTGCCGTACAATATCAACCGTTCTAAACAAGTTGTCTGTCATGTACAGAACGATATTGTTACTGATTTTAGTCCAACCAATTAGTGCTTGGTATTTGTAAACTGAGTAGGTGTTCGTACCGTCACCATTTGGATCGGGCGTAGCATCTTGTCGAGCCGCTATTATAAATGCGTTATCTACAGTATCATCTTTATAGATAGCGACTGATAGGACTTTTCCTGTAGCGTTTGATCCACCAACTTCCCCGTAATCAGGGTCTAGTTTTTCATACCCATTAATACGTCTGTATCCACCGAAAAGCGATACTTCGTAGTTAACGAGCCGTGTAGCAGCCCCAGGCAAGTTCTCAGCAAGGTCTAAATGATTTTCGTTACTATTTAGACCGCCTTGTGAGATAACCTTATAGGACTCAATGCGATCTGCCATTAGTGGGCCACTCTTGTATCTGTGATATATTCAAAGTTGTTGATGTATAATGTCTGTAAGTTTTTAAGCCCTTGCTCGAAGATCAACTTTGCGATCTGAGCGGCTTCAACATTGTCTTTGAACATATACATATGCATCAATGCTCCATCCACAATAACGCTAGTGAATGAAGTCGGAACGCGGGTTTCATCATCATAATTGACAAGGTTCGCGTAGTTTAAGAAATATCTAAACCTAACTAAGTAGGCTTTGTCTGGGCTTGGTGTTACCCCGAAGCCGTTACCGTGGGATGGAAAGACAAGAGAGGGTTTTCCTCTGCCCATAGTTCCCGCGTCATTATCTTTATCTCTGTGATTTTTATAATAATCGTCACGATCAATATAAGTTAGTTTTGTGTAGGTATTTGTACCATCACCGTTATTCTCAATAACCTGAAATGACTCATAATCTACAACTTTAAAAAACTCAGGCCAATCATATTCCATTCTTCCAATAACAAGTGTTTCAGAATGTTCGGCTGCATTAAAAGGCCATTCGAATTCACTCTGACCTATTGAGGCAATTGACGCTTTTACAGAGTCTTTAACTAGTGCCTGAACACCTCGCGCCCCTTCAAAATCTGCGGCTGATAATTCAACTTCATTCAATCTTCGAAGAACCTGATTGGATAGATCTAGAAATGTAGCGGGCATGTGTTTTTCCTAAAACTAAGGATCGGGGCCAACCGAAGTCAGCCCCGTCTTTTGCTTTGAGTTTTCTTACGCTGCGTTGTAAGAAGCGACTAGTAAACTTTCTGGTCGAAGAATTTTCCTACCAAATAAATTTAAGCCTCTCACCACATCGGCAAAGGTATCTGGGGAACGGAAAGATTCCGTTTTTGAGATTTGCTGCGCTGTTGCAACTGCACCCATATGACCACCAATTACCATGCCATAATTTGCGTCTGAACCGTCTGCGTCAGTAGTTCCTGCACCTGTTCCGGCGTAAGGAAGATTATTTGATTTGTAGATTTTAAATCCACGGATCAAACCTGATACAACACGACCATTACGCAGAACGTCTCCGGCGTCTTGACCGCCCGCGAAATCATTATTAATGAGTTTTGAATTTTCATCACCCAAGATTTCGTAGAACACGGGGTCAGCGATAAAATAACGATCCTCAGTAGGAACGTTTGCTTCATCCATTAGACGAGCCATACGGTTTAGGATAGCCAACGGAGAAGTGATTTCTCCTGCGCCACCTCCGGCTGCTACAGGAATAGAGTTTCCTGCTGTTCCGCCAAATGTTGCCGCGTCTAATTTATTTGCTGCAAGCAATTCATCGTTACCCGCAGAAGAGTCTGCTTTAGTACCTGATGGTGAAGTAATTGCTGCCCAAGATGAGCCGCCCCACTCCATGCCTGACATATAACCTAGAATATTTTTATCAAACGCATCTTTCAGATTGTATGCGGCATTGTCTGTCGCTAAATCGATGAAATTTACATGCGATTGATGCGCTTCTAAATCGTCAACTTGGAATTGGAACGCATTCGCTTGATCGACAACCAGTGAGAAGTCATCGTCTGCAAGATCAACTGAAGACATTGCTTGACCACGTTTGTAGTCTACAACACCTACGGTTGGCTCTTTCATTATGCGAACACTATCGCCCATATTTGCGATCTCGCCCATATAGTCAGTGTTCGTTACTGCTTCACAGATTGACTCTTTGCGTAGAGCCAACTGGACCTTTTTGGAGTAGATTACGCTAGAAAAGTTACCTGAAGGTAAGTTAGTGTATCCACTTGCTGATGGGAATGCCATGATATTATCTCCTTCTAATGGCAATTAGTAATTGACCCGTTTAGGGTCGCTAAAAAACCAGAAGGTGACGATATAAGGGCAGTAGTCTTGAGGGTGCGTATATACAGGCGTTTATACGGGCCTCTTAACTCTGGTGACTTATGATGTCTTTTCTTCTGTTTGTGTAAAGTAAAGAGGGTAGGCTAGTGCGGCCTCTTATCTAAATCCTCAAAGAGGAATAGAAACCACTTTTGATGCTTTTAATTATAACACGCAACTAATGGTTTCTACAAGAGGAATTATCTGGATGCGCCTGAAACGTCATAGGTAAAAGTACCTTTACGCATAGCATCCATAATTGCATCCTCATTTTTCTCGTATTCAGCATCGGACATTTTAGCCACCATGCTTTCTGAGAACTTGTTACGCCCGTTACTTGGGGCGGATGATGAAGTCCTGCCTACGGACTTAGCGGCGTCACTAGGGCTTGCCTTAGTTTTGCGAATTCCTTTATCTTGCTTGTAAAGATCAATCGCTCTCGATGCCGCTACCGCATCAGTACTATTCTTGTACAATGCATCTTGAATCCATGTAGGTTGTTCAGAAACCCAATTATGAAAATCATTAGATGCTCGAATTCTATCAAAGTCAGGATGCAGATTTTTTAGTTGATCTTCTGCTTTTTCCCGTTTGATTTGATACTCAAGTTTTTCCAGATTTTGGATTTTTTTCTCACCAATCTCTAGAGCCTCATTTGCACGTTTTCGCGCAATAGTATCGATTATCTTACTAACCTCTGGATAACGTTGACTCCACTGGTCAATCTCTTCATCCGTTTTGGGAAAGCGGATTTGCTGTTTTGTAGCGGCGTCTAACTGTTCCTTCAGTTTAACAATCTCTTCGTCTTTTGAATTTTGAACAGACTGCATATGCCGCCTTAAATCACCGTACCGCTTTTTAAATGATGCCTCTTCAGCATCGATTG